AATTTGTACTACAGTGCCTGAGCCTGAAGTATTTACTCGTGGTTCTTGAATGACAACACTGGCGTTATATTCTGCCTCTGATGTGTTGTACTCAGCAATACCATACTCAGCTACGTTTGACGATGCAAAGTTAAACACCTCACGAATGTATGCTGAAGTGTAGTCATAGCCCCAGTTAAGGGTTGCTTGAGTGTTCTGACCACCAATAATTGTAATGTTGAGTTTCTTAAGGAACTTAAGATTCGACTGAGCCTGAAAGTCAAGATAGGCTGAGAAGTATCTAAACTGATAGCTGTTGTTGTTATCGTTGTAGCCCTTGTACTCTGAGATGCCATCATTGTCCCCAAGCAATAATGTACCGTCTCTTTTGGTACAAAAGGCCCTAGGGGTAATACCAGTCCACAGTGTTGCCCTGTGGCTCCCGTTTTGTAACTGCCCTCGCATATCAAAACAGTATATGGCGTTACTGGTGGGAAAACTGATTAGATAGAAGGCTTCATCTTCAGAGTATGCTGACTTAATTGGAGCACTCTGGATGTTAGCCAATCCCATCAAATCTGTACGGACATTCTTAGAGATGTCTCGCATTGGCAAGCTCTTCTCTTGAATGACACGATTGAAACTACGGACACCTGAGTCAGCCAAGAAGATCAGGTCTTGTCCTGTACTCTGTAGGCTGTCTCTGGCAATACAACCGACACCTGTGATACTGTCTGCTAACGACATTGTAGCAGGGTCTTGTGGGCCTTGGTAGACGAGAATCTGACGTTTGCCAAAGATCACAAGGTAGCCATTGTGTGTCGCTAGTGCTTGAATCTCGTCACTCTGGTCTGCCCACACTTTGTTGACGTTGATGCTACCAGAGCTTCCTTCATCCCAAGAAAACCCATTGAGTAGGTCTGACCAGTAGATTGTAGATTTAGCAGGATTGACAGCCCATAGGCGTCCGTAGCCTGCAATCACTTCATTACCAGTAGGAACAGTTCCTGAGTAGTTAGGGTGGTTCTCTACAAGGTCACAAGTGGTTCCATCGTAGTAGATAGGGTCTTGTGAGTCTTGGAAGAGAAACAGATTGCCATTAAACGTCACACCCTTCCAGTTGTCTGCAGTGATTGTAGCGGCAACAGGAGTAATGTCTGTCAGTGTAGTCTCACCAGTGAACACCTTGTTATTACCAGTGGACACCGTAGTGACTGTTCCGTCTGTATCTAAGAACTCAAAGATGCCCTGAAGTGGTGCAGAGCCTAAGGCCGCATTGTCTGTCGTTTGTACTTCATAGCCCTTACGAGCACCTATGCGTCCAAACTGGTCAATGACAGCATTCTCTGCAATCAAACAAAACTCTGTACCGACACTAATAGGGCTGTCTTGGGTGTTGATCCCTGCAAAGCCCGGAGCGGCAATCGTAATGTTTCTGAGTTGCTGTGCCATTAGATTGTTTTCCAGACTGTTTCTTCAGGGTGCTTTTGTGCATCTAAAGCAATTGCATCAGACAGTGCTTGTTGTGCAAACAACACTTGCTCACGTCCTGACTGACCACCTGTTTCACCACGCTCACGGAGTGCGTAAGCATAAGCCCATTGAATTACAGGATCATCAGGGATAAGCAATTTATCTGAGTTCTCAGTGAAGCGTTCTGTACGTTTAACAATTTCAAAACGAATAGTGTAAGCACTGCCGGGAATAGGATAAATATCCACCTGAGTGTCACCTGCGTCATCTACGCCGTTGAAGCTATAGTACGCAGGCTCACCAGTAGGTGCGTTTTGATTCAAGAACGCATTGGTCATCCAATCAGCAGTCTGGTAATCAAGAAAACGATTGTTTGTGTCGTCGACTACACGAAAGACTTTAACACGTTGTCCTGAGCCTGTCAGAGTGTAACTGAATATACCGCTTTCTGTTTCTGCTGTTAAACTTCTTCTAAGTGGTGACCAGTCCCAAGCATCTTCACAATAGCGTTTAGCATCATTGACAAATTCACCAATGAGTGCAGAGTATGTGTTTTGGTCTACATCGCTCACTGTTGTTTCACGTAAGCGTCTTAAGACAGCATTTACAAGTTCTAAATAGTTCATCTCATCTCTCAGTATACACTATTTTTGTTCATTTGTCAAGACCTACGTTGAAAATTCCCAAGCATTCCTAAGGGTTGCAGGCCTGCAAGGAAATCAAACTGTGTTTGGTATTGTGATCTTTCTTCTTCTTCAGTAGGAGCCTTAGCACCGCCTGTGGTACTTAACAATCCTGCGAATTGCATGAGGTCTAGTGTGGGCTTAGAAATATCAGGTTCTTCAATATCCGGGCCTTCAAAGTCTGGTTTTTCTAATTCTACTTCTGGTATATCAATGTCTACTTCTGGTATATCTATTTCTACTTCAGGTATGTCTATTTCTGGTATTTCTACTTCTGCTTCTGGTATATCAATGTCTACTTCTGGAATATTTATTTCAGGAAAGTCAACTTCTGGAGACCCAATCGGAATATCTGGAACCTTAATAGTCATTTCTGGAAGATCAGGAAGAGTGAAGGATGTTTCAATAATATCTAAATCACCTTTTAAGTCTCCTAAAGATACTGGAATACCTGCAAATGCAGGCAAGCCAAGATTAGGAAGTGTTAAGTCAAAATCAACAAGCCCTTCTAAAGCATCTGGTAAAGGTATGTCAATATCTACTTCAGGTAAATCAAATCCCGGTATGTCAGCATCAGCAATTTTAGGTAGGTCTAGCTCACCTTCTTCTGTAAAGTACGTAGAGGCCGCATTAAAAATAGCATCACCAACCCCTTCAGCTTGATCTATTGAGGAGATTCCTTGAAGACCTGCTTTAACTGCGGCAATCTTGTTTGTTATGTCTTGAGTATATGGGCCTTCAACGTCTGTAGGAAGACCGAATTGATATTTAGCAACAAAATCGCCTAAGTTATCTGCAATGGCTGTTGATAGCTCACCACTTTCAGAATAATCAATAATTGTGTTTGCTAATGCTTCTGCATCTTTTTCGGTGAGAGTTGTGCCTTCTGCAACATCGCCCACTAATCCAGATACTAAGTCTTGTTGAAAGACATCAAATACAGCATCAGAAAACTCTGCTCCATCGGAAACTTGAGCACCAACATTTGCAATCTTACCGACAGTTTCATTTGTAGCAAATTTAGCCGCTTCATTAAGTGCTGTTGGATCAGCAGGAGTACCTGCAATATCACCTTCATCAAACTCTAACGATTCGTCTAATTCTGTAGAAGGGGCTTGACTTGCTTGATAAGCGGCGGCAGTGGCTGTAGCAAGATTAACAATCTGAGCGGCAGATAAGTCATCTCCAGAATCGGCTGTTGCATAAGCATCAAGGAAAGCCGCTGTTGCTCGTGTAAAAGGATCTGGAGACACTTTAGCAACAAGGCTGATTGTAGCCCTTACATATTTATTTTGTAAGGCCGCATCAACATCTTCAATACCTTCTCTTAAGGAATCTTCAATATTTTCGCCAAAAGCAATGACAGAACCTAACGTACCACCACTATCATCTAAACCTGCAATGTCGTCAACAATACGCTCTTTAGCATTTCTAAATGATTTTAGAGGATTTGTAGCTACAGTTTCAACGGAACCAACAATTCCACCAGAATCGTCAAGTCCTAAAATATTATCAGTAAACCATCCCATCTACATCACCACTTCTTACAAGACCAATAACGAGCCGTTAGCTTACTAGGTGGACTTGTGTCACACTTGTGTCTAGCTCTAAAGCTCTTACGTCTTGCAGGAATGTCTTTCTTGATGGTCATGTTAGGATCACCAAAGCGAATTGTTTTAGTCTTGTCACCTTCTTTGGCAACCACAACGAACTTCTTAGAGGCTCCCGGAGTGCGCTTAGGCTTGTTGTAAGCACTGACACCTGCACGGGCTAGCTTAGGGTCTTTAGACTTTGGCATTTAGCCTCCTTGGATAATATTGTTTTCTTCAATCAAGGAAATCAACAATGTCATTCCTTGTGTTGCAAATGCAGAAATACTATCGCCTTCACGCATCATAATAAAAGAATTGATTGTTCCGCCAATCTGAAGAAAATCTTTACTTGTTACTGTGTAAC